ACCGTACTCATCAATAAACCCTTCGTAATTCCATTCCATAGGAATAAAAAGGCTATAAAGCCCAGAACTAGTCTGCCCATTTCTATTTCGTTTGGTGACATCAGAATCTCTGTATAGTTTTTTAAAATTACCACCACCCTTGTCCGATGAGTTACATGTACTACCCATCATACATTTACCTATAACTCTACTACCTAACCTTAAGGTTGTTTTTGTGACTCTCCAGTTGTTGAGGATGTTGTTTGGTTTTTCCCACTTCCCGGATTCATCATGTACCAATAACTTGATTTTTTCTCCATCGTAGGAGTTATCTCCTGTATTTTTCCAGTCGATTGTGGTGTCCAAGCCCTGTAAATCCTCTGTCCTGTCGGTGCTCGTAATACTCCGTCTTGTAAGTTTTGATGCTGGAACTCTAAAAGCGAGTTCTGTTTTTGGTCTATCCATGCCGTCTTGTATTGGTTTGAAGAAGAACGGATAGTTGACGGATATAGGCACCACTTTGTCGGTGAACATTTTCTTCGCATCGGGACCGGACTTGGACAGTATTCCGTACCTCGCATCACTGGATATGGTTGCAAGGTTGACAGTTTCACCAGACGCCATGAATGAGAAGCCGGATCGTCTGTTCTTAAGATAACACATCCCGTAAGATCGAAAGTCGGCTTTACAGGCTTCCCAAAAGATGTAGAATAATCTATTGGCTTCACGATAATCTGGTTTTCCAACGTCAATTTTACTCCATTGCAAGTACATGTAATGAGTGCCAGTAATATAAGTAGGAACACCCCTATTATAGTACCATAAACCTTCCTCTCTAATTTTAAACTCATTCTCTATGTATTCTATATATTTTTCTTTAAAATCATTGGAGTATGTTTTCCAATCAAAGATTGTTTTTATTTTTTTAAGTTCTTTAGGGTACTCAGTGTACTCCCATTTATTACTTTTAAACTTAATAACATTGCTTTGCTTCGGTAAAGCTATCCTAAGATTTTGTATCTCATATATCTCACCAATCTGCCCGGTCTTACTAATTACAACAACATCGTGTTCTTTGTTATAACCATACTCCCATTTCTTAGACTTATTAAGTCTTGATATTGTATTTAATTTAATTGGAGTTACAACCTTATATAAGGTTTGTTTATACATATATTATCCTCTTGTAAAATAAGCGTATTCAGCAACTATTGTTCCACTAGAAGCCTGAAGTTGAACACCTAAAGAATGACCTCCAGATGGGAAAAATGCAAACTCTCCAGCAGCCAATTTACCAAAGACAGTGTCACCTGTAAGCTCTATATTTAATGTTGTTGTTACTGCAGTTGACCCATCGGAAGTTCCAGTATGTTTTACATATATGTAATAAGTTTGACCATCTGTTGCTGGTTGAATTATATTATTGGCACCGGTGGTTGAAACTGTAGCTCTTGAAATACCTAAGTATGGAGATGTTACAGTTAGTGAATCTGTCACAGATAAACTTAAAGAATCTGCTGTTAAATCCGTACTTTCTAATGTTAATGTAGGTGTTAATGTTGCCATATTTTTTTATTTAGACTTTCTTTCTGCAAAACCACTAAATGATATACTTTGATTTGTATCAAGTGGTATTTTATTTTCTAATATATTTTCTTCTTCTTCTATTCTGTTGAGTATTTCAAACGCATCAAAGATAGCAAGTTTTTTTGTTGCTGCAGCATTTTTTAATCTATCTGCTGATATGTCATCATCTGAATCTACAATAGCTTCTTTAGCTACTTTAATTAATTCTTCAACTGCTACTTGCCCAGCTTGGATTATACTCTTCTTCGTTTTCTTGATATTCATATTTAATTGAAATGTGGTTACTTAAAACCCTATATAATCTTTCACCATCAATAACAAACTCATATTCACTATTAGGTATAAACCCCACTAAATCATTTTTCTTAATACCAAAGTTTTTTAATTTAGTGTCAACTTGTTTAATAATTCCAACCAGTTCTTTTTCTTGTTGGGTTGAATACGTGTCTTTGTTTTTTACTGGTTTTATAAAACAGTAACCATCTACCGGTAACCATTTGTTTTCTCTTTTGTATGAAAATATTTGATCTTGTTTTACACAATAATTATTTTCATCTATAAAGCTTCTACTATTTTTTTCAATACCTTTAATATCTAACCATCTCCTAAATACATTGTGATGAACAATTACTTCATCACCCACTTGTATTTTGGTAGGTGTAGCTATGGGTATTGATTTAACTATAGCGTTCCTACTAACATACTGATGATTATATATTTCAGTATTGATTATAAGATCTTTATCACCAACTTTTTTAGTATTGTTATAACGAGATGACTTAGGTGATATTATAAAGTCATATACACTCTTCATTAATACTCTAGATTATATTCTACAGATATAGCCATGTTTTTATTAAAGTTCTTCCAGATAATAACATCGTTATTTTTTTTAATAAAGATATCATATCCTTCTTCTTCTTCAACTATATCGCAAATTCTATGCCCTCCGTAAACCTCTTGACCTACGGAGTAATGCATAGATTCACTTTTATAATCTTTACCAATACTTATCTTACGTATTAGCTTACTCATCTTCTCCTTTTTTTATTGGAGTTATTGTTCCATCTTCAATATTTACATTAATCTTTCCATATTCTTTTTCAAGATCATCTTGAAGATTTTTTAACCCTTTTTGAACTTCTGCTATTTGATGAAGAAGCATGTGTTTTTGAGTTTCTAGTTGACCAATTTGTAATTGACCACTATTAATTTGTCTAACTAAAGTTTGTATAGACTCTAACTCTTCTTTTTTTATTTTTTTTGTTTCACTCATTGTTTTAAATTTAATTTAATTATACTTATTGTTATTACTATTACATATATAGTTTGTTTTTTAATTTTTACCCTTCTGTTATATCTAGTTGAAAAGTATCACCATCTGCAACTAACATATTAGTAAAAGTAAATGTTTCAGAAAAAGTTTGTCCTGCAGTAAAAGTATACACTCCTTTAGTGTTACCAAGAAATAATGATGGACCCCCAGCTGATGTAATTGTCCCTCCAGATACAACTAGCTGAACATCCCCATCATCATTTACTTGATTATTACTATTAGTGCTAGAGTCAGCTAATCTCGTAACGGTTATTGTTCCATTACCAGTTATAGTTTCACTAGTATTTCTTCTGGCAGCTGAAGTGTAAGCACAACCATGAAGACAACTTGAATTTGGACCAATAGTTACAGTTTTATTTGAATACCCATCAATATCTAAAACAACCTGCCAACTTAAAGTAGAAAACCCAGTTGTGCCAAAGTGACCTATTAAATTACCACTACCAAAATTAGAGGCTTCTGTTGATCCAGAGGCAGAAGGATATCCTCTAAACTGTGATGCTTTAGTTATTTGATTTGTATTTGTTATGACTTGACCTGCATATATAGGATCAAATTTAGCCGGAGTTGATGCTGCTATTAATTGAGAAAATTTTGTATCACCATCTACAGCACCATTACTCCCTTCATCTATTGCTCCTTGTATTGTAGTTGTATCACTACCATCCGTAGGACCAAACATTTCAAAATCAGTGTTTTCATTAGTAGGTACACCCATATTATTTAAGTTTTTCCTCTATTGCTTCTAGTCTTTTATCAATTTCTAATATTGCTTTGTGCATGTGAGCTAAAACGCCCCTATCACTCATAGATAAATAACCTTCATTGTTTTCATACACTGTATGAGGTATTGCTTCTCTAACTTCTTGTGCTATAAATCCAGATTCTTTTTCACCACCTTTAATGTAAGTGTAAGAGGCAAATTGTTTTATAACTTCTAACCCTTCTTTAATAGGTTCTATTTCAGATTTTAATCTTTTATCTGAAGACGTTACAAAGTCCCCAGCTGTTAAAGCACCACTACTAGAATTAAATAGTAAATTGGTACCACTTTTAGGTGCTAAATTTCCTGTTGCTGCAGTAACGAATAAAGGAAAGCATTCCGTATCACTAGATTCATCTTCAACTGTTATAGCTAAATCAATAGTACCATCACTATCTTGATAATCTACTGAAATACCTGTTTCAGTATTACTTGAAAACATAGCACCAACTATGTCTTGAACTTCTTCTACTGTATTAGTAGAATCATTTACAGTAGAATCTACATAAGCTTTTATAGACTGTTGTGTTGCTAAAGAAACTGCACTATTAGAAGACATATCATCTTCATCGAGAATACCTGTTACTGCAGTTGAACTACCTAATTGTATTGCTGATGCAAATGTTACATCACCATCACTTGCGATAGTTACTGCTGCTGATGTATTAGTTAAAAAAGTCATGCTATTATCACTATGACTATAACTTATACTACCAATATCAGCATCATCTGGATCTCCAAAATTTATAATACCTGTTCCACTAGTTGTGGATGATAAAATAGACATTCCTGAACTAGCAACACCCGGATCAATAACAAAATCATCGCCTGAAGCTTCTGGAGTCACAGTTGTCCCAAAACCAGCATGTAATAACCCTATACTAGTTTTACCACCACTTGCAATAATTATTCGGTCATTACCACCAGTATTACCGATTTGCATAGTATCACCATTGTGATCAAAGGATATATAGCCTGCTAATTTTTGAGCAGTATTAGTAGTCCCATCTGCAAAACAAATATATGATTTGTGAGATGTATTACCACTTGCCACTGTAATACCATCTTCATCAGGTACAGTAACAACTAATCTTTTACCATAGAAACTACCGGGGGAGTCAGTTGCAATACCTACATTACCAGTCGATGAGATTCTCGCTCTTATATCAGTATTACTATCACCATCCCTATTAGTTCCGGTGTAAAATTTCATTTCTCCACTACTGTTAAAAAGGCTTAAATCATTACCTACAAGTTTGACGTAACCTTTGTAATTGCCACCACTATCTTCGTCAGTTAATTGAATAGTTGGAGTTGAACTTTTAATTACCTCTACATTATCACTAAAAGTTGATTGACCTGTAACAGATAATGAATTATTAATTGTTGATGCTCCACCTACAGTTAATGTTCCTGATATATCAGTGTTTGCGTCTACATTTAAATCAGTTGTTTCTATTTGAACTTCTGCATTTGCATTTAAATTTAATTCACCATCATTACTAGAATGTATAAAAAGATCTGAATCTCTAAAAATTATTTTTTTATTTGTAGCTAATGTAATTCCATCAGGATTCATTGAGTATACAGCTGCTCCATTTGCTGCAAATCCTATATTATCACTACCCACACTATAAAATCCAGCATCAGTGTTTGCTGAAAAATTTAAACCGGGGATTGAAGTGCTACCATTTCCTACAGTTAAAGTTCCACCTATAATAACACTTTGGTCTTGATTAACAGTAATTACAGGAGTATAATTAGTAGGTGTTGTATCTGATGCTGTTCCTGCATTGCCATCAACACTAATTTCTAAAGCAGCAGACACGTTTTCTTGTGCGGCAATCATCCAGTTATAATGGCTACCAGTGGTGTGAAAAAATATGTTAGGACTAGAATTGTTTAACTCTAAATGCCCACTAATATCTAAAGTTCCAGACATGTCAGTGGCAGCAGCATCTATATCTAAAGATGAAGTGTCTATTAGAACATCTCCATCACCAGCAGTTGTATTTATTTTTATTCTAGCGTTTGCATTTAAATCTAATTGACCATCACTACTTGAATTTATAAATAAATCTGAATCTCTAAACCTTAATTTACTTGAACTATTTAATTCAACACCAGTATCGGCTATATGAGTTAATGTTACATCTTGATCATTACCAAAATTTATTATACTTCCATCAGCTAAAAATAAATCTGAATAACTAAGTGATGAAGATCCTAAAGATCCAGCATCATTTGTTTTTGGAACAATATTATCTACTGTTAATACTTTATCATTTGGATTATATTTAAAAGATGAATTGCTAACACTATCATTATCATCTAACAAAGTGTTCCCACTAGCAAACACAACTGTAAAGTTATTATCTGTAGTATTAGCAGTTACAGTCCCATCTCCTGCAGCACTAAGAGTAACATTTCCACTAGCATCAACCTTTAAAACTTTACCACTATCAGATGAACTATAACTTGTAGGAAATAATAATTGATTGCTAGTTCCTGAGTTTATTTTAAAACTACCAACTACATTTAAATTATCATTTACTGTTGTTTCTGATGTAGTGTGACCTATAGATATTGCCACTCCACTATCATCTGCACCGATAGTTATTGAAGACCCATCAATAGTTACAGCACCAACTGCATCAATATCAAATGTTGATCCTGATAATATTGATGTTAACCCATCTGATTCAAGTTGTAGTATACCAGCATCTACATCAACAATAGATCCAGCGTTTGCATTTGCATCTAAATGAAAAGCAACTCCTGCAGTATGTGCTGTAGATATAGAAATATCACTAGCTGTACCATTTGCATTTATATCTATAATTCCAGTAGTAGTAAGATCTAGCTCTCCTGAACCAGAGTTAATTGCTACCCCAACAGCATCTATTGTAGCAGCACCTGAAGCATCTATATCTATTCCTGCAGAAGAATTTATATCTAAAGCATCTGTACCTGTCCCTGTAGATGTTAAAACTAAAGATGAATCTCCTCCACCGGTAACAGATATTGTTAAATCTTTGGCATCACCACCTCCAGTAGCTACAGTTACATTAGATGATACAGCACTTGAGTCTATTGAAAACCCTGCACCATCTATTGTTATAGCATCTGATGCATCTATGTCTAAAGTAGTTGAATCTATATCTATTGGTTTATCTGCATTTGTACCAATACTTATTGACGTTGCTGAGTCTATAGTTAAAGCTGCTGATGCATCTATATCAAAAGTGCCTGTTATTGTTATATTAGAATTATCACCACCATCTATATTTATAGACCCACTAGAATCAATATCTAAAAGACCAGAGTTTACGTCTATAGTCCCTGAAGTAGTAAGATCTAATTCAGCAGTTTTTGCATCTATTGCAACACCCACAGAATCTAATGTAGTTGCACCACCAACATCTATATCTAATACACCTGCATCTATATCTAATACAGATTCTGTTGCAGAAGCATTTGCATCAATGTGCATTGCATCACCTGCTGTATGAGCAGAGCTAATGGTTACTTTACCATCAGCTGAAGATGTTGACATACTTAAGTTATCTGCAGCTACAACTGTTATATCATCACCTGCATCTATTGTAATATCATCACTAGCGTCTATATCAACTATAGCAGAATCAATTTCAACTTCAGCTGAGGAGTCTATATCTAACTTACCATCACTACTAGAATTTATAGAAGCATTAGTATTGTTAAATTGTAATTTATCAGTAGAACTAATTGTTAATGCTGCAGAGCTATGAGTTAAACTCATGTTGCCATTTCCAAATCCTATGACTGCACCAGAAGCTAAAAACAAGTCACTAAAAGCAGTTCCTGCTTCACCTAAAGAAAGACCATCATTTGTTGCTGGCATTAATGCAGTTGATTTTAGTATAAGCTCTAAAGCATCGTCTACACTAAACCTTATTTGACTTTCTGTAGTAAAACAAATTTTATCTGTAGAATCTCTGCCTATGCAAAGACTTGAATTAAATATTTCTGTTATGTGAGATTGTGTAGCATCTACATCAAGAATGTGATTTATCGTTGCACCTGAAGTTGCACCTGTAGATGTAATGCCATTTCTGGCGGTAAGTGTGGCTATGTAATTTCCTGAACTAGATCCAAGAGCTATGTCTGAAGAAGTTACAGTTGATACACCGCTAGAATTAATTGATAATGGACCAGATATACCAGCGTATATAAATTCCTTTAGATCTTGTATTCTAAAGTTTTTAGTAGTTGTATTACTAGAGTCTGTACCAATTACTTTATCGGTATTTGAAACAGTACCATCTAAATCATAAGTTGATATTCTAGCCATTAAATTTTATTTTTTAGAGCTTGTACCGTAGTAATATGCAAATATATTAGATATTACAACACCTTCTACCATACCCATTAGGTGTACAAACAAATCATTATCTGTGACAGAAGGTACGTATACAACTGCATATATTATAAACG